GCGAACTGCTGCTGGAACGGGCTGAACTACTGGAGCGTTTACGCAACCAAAGCATTTGGCTTATCTTGAAGTACCGTGTAAAGCACTTGTTTGGGTGGGGTAGGGATGCGTAAGTCCAACCACCACGCCGTAAGGATGCTGCTACAAAAGTATCACGATGGTTTGCCCATTGCGGATATAGCCGAGCGGTTGGAGAAAGACAGGGGCGCTATCAACCGCGCTTTACCACAAATGGTTGACGCTTACATTGACAGATGGATAGCCCACCGCAAACAGTGGGTTGCTGTATGGTGTGTAATAGTACCCCCTGAGAACTGCCCCAAACCAACGGAGAAACCCCTTGAACGAGCCAAAAGACCTACCCAACTTCGCAGCATGGAGTAACAAAAACCTAGCGGACTTCTGCACTGAAGCATACATCCGTATGCAGGAACAGCAGGACGCAATGGAGCAGCTACGACAGGACTGGAAAGACGCAATGAAGATAACCCGAGAACTAATGTTAAAGGACATCAATGACCGAACATGAACAAAACCTACGTGACTTGGCTGCGATGTTTGCAATGGCGGGACTACTAATACGTAACAGAGAAGGGGAAGCTATTGTTCCCACTGCATTCGACCTAGCTGACCAATTTATGGAAGTACGTAACCCTACCCAAGAAGGCGGCATTGCCGACATAACCCCCAAGAGGAAGTATGGACGAAAAACCGCTGATTAAGTACACGTGGTCTTACTCTTCTCTTGACCTGTTTAAGCAGTGCCCTTACAAGTACTACCGACTGCGGGTTAAGAAAGATATCAAAGAGCCGCCCTCAGAGCAGATGACCTATGGGCTGGAGGCGCACAAGGCTGCGGAGGAATTCATACGGGACGGTACCCCCATCCCCGAGCGGTTTGCCTTTATGCATGGTTCCCTTGAGCTACTGCGTAAGCGCGAAGGACAACATCTTTGTGAATACAAGCTAGGTATAGACCGGGCCTTTAATCCATGTGACTTCTACGATAAAGAAGTTTGGTGGCGTGGTATTGCCGACCTAATTATTTTGCAGGGTGACCGCGCGTTGATTGTGGACTACAAGACAGGCAAGTCAAGCAAGTATGCCGACACCAAGCAGTTGGAGATTCTTTCCCTTGCGGTGTTCAAGCACTTTCCCGAGGTAAAAAAGGTGAAGGCGGGGTTGCTGTTCGTGGTTGCCAACGACTTCGTGCCCGCAGAGTTTCATGTAGACCAACAAGGTACGTATTGGTCACGTTGGATAACGGATACAAACAGGCTAGAGAAAGCCATTGAGTTGGACGTATGGAACGCCCGCCCTAACTTTAGCTGCAAGGGATGGTGTCCCGTGAAGGACTGCGTGCATAATGGGAAAAGTTCATATCGTTAGGAGCAATCATGCCTTACAAAAACAAAGCTGACAGGAAATACAACCAAGCCGCCAAGTACGAGGATAGCCCCGAGCAGGTTAAGAATCGTGTGCAACGCAATGCTGCCCGCGCCAAACTAGCAAAAGCTGGTAAGGTATCCAAGGGTGATGGCAAAGATGTTGCCCACGTGGTAGCCCTTGACAAAGGTGGTAGCAACAAGAACGGAGTGCGGGTTGAATCGAAGTCTGCTAACCGATCTTTCCGCAGGGATTCCAAGGGCAACTTGGTGTCTGAGACCAGCAAAAAAGAACGCAAACGACCTTGACATGTAACCCGCCGTGCGTAGAATGATATGCGCTGATGGCTGTCTGTGTGTTAGGTGCAAGTGATACGGACAGAGGTATTAGGTTGCCTACAGAGTAACTGCACCAGCTAACGCCTCCTTGCTTTCTCCTTTCGGTCTTTCGGGGGGTGAGTTAGCCGAGTGACTACCGCAAGTAGTCAACTCCCGACTGATTGTGGAAATGCCACTTTCGGTCTATTTGGCATTTAAAGGACACACAAACAAATGACAAAAGCAGAATTTGAGGCATTGTTAAAACTGCAAGACCGACAACTACTAATGTGCAATGTTGTAAAGGTCTTGCACAAAGACCAACAAAACTTGTATTCGGCTGACGTAGTTGATAGACGCATCAATGTTGTCATGCCCGGCGACCCAAAGAAAACACCCGCTGCCGCAGTGCAAAGTTCAATCGCAAAATACTACCGACAAAATGCAAATCATTGATAACAAAGCGTTGCTGCTTAAAGTACGTGACCCAAGCCGCATCACGACGATCATCCCTAAATCTAAAGCTACGGGTGACCATGAAGTGCTAGTGAAGTGGGGGCTAGAGGAAGCCCAAGTTTTGCGCAACATGCAGATTAAAAATGTACCGTCACCCATTGAATCCCAATACGAGTGGACGGGTATGTACAAACCGTTTGACCATCAGAAGGTTACATCGTCATTCCTTACCATGAACCGCAGGGCATTTTGCTTTAACGAGCAAGGCACTGGCAAGACATCAAGCGTCATTTGGTCAGCAGACTATCTTCTCAATATCGGGGCAATCAAACGGGTGCTTGTGCTGTGCCCACTGTCCATCATGTCATCGGCGTGGGAAGCTGACCTATTTAAATTTGCTATGCATAGAACGTGTGCGATAGCTCATAGCTATTCAAAGGAGAAGCGCCTTGAAGCAGCAAACAGCAACGTGGATTTTGTTATCTGCAACTACGATGGCATGGAGATCATCAAGGACTGCGTAAAAGATTTTGACCTCATTGTGATTGACGAGGCCAACGCATACAAGAACGTGTCAACAAAAAGATGGAAGTTGCTTAACTCCTCTATAAGACCTGACGCTTGGGTGTGGATGCTTACTGGCACACCAGCATCGCAATCACCGACGGACGCATACGGCCTAGCCAAGATCATCAACCCATCAGGTGTACCCAAGTTTTATGGTGCGTTCCGCGACATGGTTATGCAAAAGGTCACGGCGTTTAAGTGGCTACCCAAACCCACATCAGAGCAGGTGCTACACGATGTGCTGCAACCCGCTATACGTTTTACCAAAGAAGAGTGTTTAGACCTACCGGAAATGACGTATGTGACCCGTGAAATCCCGTTGACAACTCAGCAGATGCGGTACTACGAAGCCATCCGCAAGAACATGATGACCGTGGCAGCGGGCGAAGAAATAACAACTGTTAATGCGGCGGCTAACCTCAACAAGCTGCTACAGCTTTCGTGCGGTGCTGTGTACTCCGATAGTGGAGAGACCGTATCATTTGATGCTAAGAGCCGTATGACTGCACTGCTTGAAGTGATTGAAGAAGCAAGCCACAAGGTCATTGTGTTTGCCCCGTTTCGGCACATCATTGATATTCTTCATGAAGAATTAAAAGCCAATAGTATTAATTGTGAAGTGATACATGGGGGCGTATCTGCAACGCGCCGCACAGAGGTGTTTGCCCGTTTTCAGAATGAGAAGAACCCACAAGTACTGGTCATCCAGCCACAAGCCGCAGCGCATGGAGTCACGCTGCATGCAGCAAATGTGGTAGTGTGGTGGGGGCCAATTACTTCTATTGAGACGTACCTACAAGCCAATGCACGTGTGCATCGTGCAGGGCAACGCAACCCCTGTACCGTGGTGCATTTGCAAGGTAGTCCAGTAGAGAAGCGCGTGTACAAGATGCTGTCCGAGAAGGTAGACATACACACCCGCTTGATTGATCTTTATAAAAATATTGTGGAAGGGGGGTTGACAGAGTAAAGTAGCGGCCTTATATTTAATACTGGGCACAACGACCCAACCTTTTACAAACGAAGGAGTAAGCATGTCAGAACCAACAACTGAGCAATTGACGAAAATTTACGTCAAGATACGCGACAAGCGCAGAGAGCTTGCAAAACAAGACGAGGATTTGAAAGCGCAACTAGACATAGTTAGCGGGCATCTACTTGAGATTTGCAAGGAGCAAGGCGCATCTACTATCCGTACTGAATTTGGTACGGTGTCACGAAGGATTTCCAAGAACTACTGGACTAGCGACTGGGATTCCTTTTTCAAATTCATCAAAGAACACGATGCTTTTTCGCTGATGTTTCAACGCATC